CAGAATTGGGTTGCTGTCACCGGAGAGTCTTCGGGGGCCTATGTCGATGTCTATCTCAATAATGAAGTCCCTGTAGAAGTTGCGGTTATTCCCAATCAGACCGTTTACACGAATGTTCAGATCACGGCAGTAAGGCTGAATCCTGCTTACATATCGGACGGTGAGAACGACAATCTTAATTGGACAGTGGATGTAGCTTTTCCCGCTGGGTTGGCTATTGAAACCGCCACTGATGAAAACGGGCCTTATCTCCTTCTTGTGGGCACACCAATCACAGGAGAGGAGGGAACCACGTCTCATGTGATGACGATCACGGACGAGGCGGGGGATACCCTTGTTGTGACCTCGTTCGATATCACCATAGGAACTGGCGTTCAGGTTCCTGTAGTTGCTAACACGGCGTTAGGCACCTCTATTACAGCGATAGAGGCCCAAGGTATTGCTGTAAGCGAGATCAACATTGTCGATAATGACACGGTTGCCGATGGAAATGTAGTGTCGATTGCCCCTGTGGCAGGGACGTGGGTGATTCCAGGGTCAAGCGTCAATCTTGTTGTTGAGGGGGTGACCGTACAAAATGTTGTTGGTGTTGCTGATGCGACGGCTACGGCGGCTTTAGAAGGTGATGGATTGGTTGTAAGCACATTCGACGCCTATAGCAATACCGTGGCAGTAGGCTATGTGATAAGCCAGGACATAGAGAATCCCGATATAGTATTTCTCGGATCAGAGATTATTTTAATGATATCCCTTGGTCAGTGGACATCTACTGTTGGAATAAACGCATATAAATCATACCTAACGAGAACAAGGCGCTGCCAGCGCAGATTTTGAATGAGCGATATTCATGTCCGAATTGCAAACAAACTGCTACCTCTTATTACACGGCCAAAGCGATTAAAGATAGCGGTTGGTGGTCGGGGAGCCAGTAAATCAGTTGGATTCGCTGATGCCTTTCTCCGGTTCTGCGATGGCGGTGAGCGGTTATGTTGTGCGCGTGAATATCAAAATTCTATTGACGACTCAGTACACTCGCTGTTAAAGCAGCGGATTTACGACCTTCAAGGCGAGGATATCAGGACTCATACGTTACATGCTTCAGCCAACCAGATAACGAGCAATTCTGGCGGAGATATTTTCTATCGTGGGCTATCGAGAAATATCAGTAGTATCAAGTCGATGCACGGTGTCAACCGTATGTGGGTTGAAGAAGCGCAAACGCTTTCTCAGGACACAATTGAAAATGTATTACCAACCATCCGCGAGGCGGGGTCGGAGATATGGATGTCCGCCAACAGGCAGATCAGTACCGATCCGTTTTCAGTAAATTTTCTCAAACCGTATGAAAAGGCATTAAAGGCTGCCGGGTATTACGAGGACGATAATGTAATCATTATCGAGATCAACTATTGGGATAATCCATGGTTTCCTGCTGTTCTGAAGCAACAAAGGCTCCGGGACAAGATGGTTTACTCTCCGGCCAAATACCGGCATATCTGGGAGGGCGAATACTCAGATACTGTTGATAACGCCATTATCATGCCCGACTGGTTCGATGCGTGTGTGGACGCCCACATTAAACTAGGGTTTCAGTCATCAGGGATTGAGGTTATTTCATTCGATCCCGCAGACGGGGGTGCGGAGGCTGACGACAAGGGGTTGTGCTATCGACATGGGGTAATAATCAAAGACCTATTGTACAAGCGCGACGGGGACGTGGCCGACGCGACTGATTGGGCGACGGAATACGCAACCGAGGCCAAGGTTGATGAGTTTGTATGGGACGGGTCAGGGATTGGCGCTGGGCTTCGCCGGCAGATAGACCAGGCTGTGCTGGGGAAGAAAATAGGGCTGACCATGTTCAATGGTGCTGAAACAGCCGCTAATCCATCCGCTTATTACGAGCCGATGGACGGGGAAGAACATGATAAGCCCAGGACGAATAAAGATACCTTTATGAACAAGCGTGCGCAGTTTTATTGGAATCTGCGGGATCGGTGCTTTAAGACATATGAAGCCGTGGTAAAAAAGAAGTATCGAAATCCTGACGAACTTATATCATTTTCGTCAAAAATCAAAGAGATAGATATTCTCCGTTCCGAGATATGCAGCATACCGAGAAAAGACAATCCGAGCCGGATTCAGATCATGAGCAAGCCGGACATGAAGAAACTGAAAAAGGATGGCAAGCCAATTTTCCTGAGCAGTCCGGCAGGGGCTGATTGCGTGATGATGGCGTTTGCGGTATCCCCGCGCAGCAAGAAAAACGAAGTAATCAATTTCCGAGAATTTTCAATGAATGACAGAGGAGCAGGGTACTAATGTCCACAAAAACCATTTCCCAAGTACGATTTTTAACGGTCAGATGTTCTGACTCAATAGTTCGCCCGTCTAACACAACGGCCTATGCCGCCGGCGATGTAATATCTGAGATAACGACCAATGACCATTTTACCTTTACTGGTATAGCAAATGTGGGGGTATATACCGGTACTCTTGATGCGGCCCGGTGTTTCAGTTCTGCGAACAAGTCCACGCTGCCTGATCTGGAATTATGGTTATTCCACACAGACATTGCTGAGGTTGCTGATAATGGGGTATTCGCTCCGACTGACGCCGAAATGCTTACCCTGGTGGGTATAGTGGATTTTCCGGTAGCTTCATGGAAGATTGGCAATCCTGCGGCTGATACCGGTAATGTGGTATGTGAGGTAAGAAATATCGGGTTGCCATTCAGATTGGCTGGAAGTGCCAGCGCTCCGTACTTGTATGGGCAACTGGTGGTGCGCAATGCGTACACTCCGGTGGCAAGCGAGGTTTTTACAGTAGAATTAAATCTTTATCAGGACTGATAGGTGGAGGAAACAAGAGAAGTATCAGGTGACGGACAAGAGCCGTCACTGGAAAAGTTAGAAGCTTTGGGATTAATCCTGTCAAAAAGCCGTTCCGAGGCTATCCGTGGGCGCGAGGCCAGCGGGATCGAGCAAGAATGGACTGAGGACGAGGAATATTTCGAGGGTATAGATGACGCCAACCGAGGGGAGTCCAAGTCATTTCGCAGTAAACCGCCTGGACAGATTTCATTACGTGATCCCAATTCAACATCAAGTACAATATTTCCTAACATAACAAGACCTTACTGTGAGGCTGCGGCTGCTCGTGTAGGGGATATCCTATTGCCGACAGATGATAGGGGCTGGGCATTAAGGCCAACCCCGGTACCAACACTTGTCAGTATTTCCAAGGGTAAATTCCCGGTGGATATCCAAAGGCAGATTGAGGGCCAGATTCCCGATCCTGCTGCTCAGGAAACGACTCGTCAAGAGATTGTTGATGAGATAACAAAAGATATCGAATCTGCAAAGGAAAAATCATCAAAGGCTGAAAGGCGCATTGATGACTGGCATGTACAGTGTCAGTATCACGCGCATAATCGTCAGATTTTAGAGGATTGTACCCGTCTGGGGACAGGGGTCATAAAGGGGCCATTCCCCAAAAAGACCACTGTTTTTGCCTTTATAAACGGCAAGTTAGAGCAGAAAGTGGATATTGTTCCGGCATCTGAAAGGCTAGACCCGTGGAATTGTTTTCCTGATCCCCAATGTGGCGAGAACATCCACAATGGTTCGTTTTTCTGGGAACGCGCGGATATCACACGAAAAGAACTATCCGAACTCAAAGGAACCCCAGGATACATTGACGAACAGATCAATTCGGTCTTGCAAGAGGGGCCAAAAAAGGCCGTTGCCGAATACGACGATAACAGGGCGCAGTTAGGTACGTCTGAGAGCGAGAATAAAAATCTATTTGAAATCTGGTATTTCCACGGCCAGATGACCAAGGAAGTGATTGAGGCTGCTGGGGGGCAGGTTGACGAAGACCTTGTTTTTGCGCAAGTTACCATTGTCAACAACACAATTATCCGTTCGACATTAAACCCGCTGGATACGGGCGAGTTTCCCTATGATTTCATGGTGTGGCAACGCCGGGCAAACAGTCCATGGGGGATTGGTGTTGCGCGGCAGATTCGTCCTAGTCAGCGGATGGTTGTTGGGGCAGCGCGGAACATGATGGACAATGCCGGCCTTTCAGGCGGCCCGATGTGGGTTGTGGATAGAAGTCTGGTTGTGCCTGTCAATGGAGTCTGGGAGCTGGCGCCCAGGAAGGGGTGGGTTACAAAAGAAGGCGCCAACATGGACGGCAAGACTACCAAGGATGCATTCACATTTATCGTACCACCAATGGAA